AGGCCCAAACCGCAAAAAATCCAACGGACTTAGTTCAGGCCTTGTGTAAACTAGCTTCATCAACTTCCGAGGCAGCGTAAAAGTTGTAAAGTGCTGGTTATAAAGAAAAAGGTTATAAAGAAAAAGGTTATACGGAATCAGAAGAAATAGCCAGTATCTGAGAAAGATAATTATCAAGCTTATCTCTTAAAGCGGAAATTTCTTCTCTGCTATTAGGAAGAAGATCATCATCGTAATCTTCTAAAACCCACAGAGGAAGAAATGCCCCTTTTTACTAAGGCTCCTTGAATCAAAATGTTATAAGAGAGCATTTGTACACGCATAGAATCATCAAAAACTTCAATGTAATTTAATGTGTAGGGTTCAAGAAGATGGAATTGAGAACAAGAATTTTCAATGCTTAATTGATTGTTTTTCATATTTTTAATTATTTCATCATTTAACTGAAGCCACCAGAGGTAATATAGCACAGGTGGTGATGCGGAAGGGAGGCAGCTTGATTCAGGGGAAAGAAAAGGAGTCATGCAAGGGCATGGATCCACAGGAAGAATCGAATGATTGGGAAAGAAGGTGTCGTTGTGGCCATAGATAAGACAAAGTATTGGAGCTTCGCGATTGATGATGAAGAGTTTTATACTCCGGCATTGTATATGAGAAAGGAGGATGCTATTAATGCCGGGATGGAAGATGCAAGAGATGTAGATGGCAAAACGCTGTTTGTAGGACGGGTGAATGTGTATAAACCGGATGTAGCGGGGCATGTGGATGATTTGATTGAAATTTTACAAGATGATGCTTTTTGTGATGCTGGCGAATTTGCGGAGGGATATCTGGATGATGTTTCTCATGCTGATGCTCAGGAGTTGGGTGATATGCTGCAAGATGCTTTCAACAAATGGCTGCATAAGCACCCCGGATATAAGCCTCATTTCTTCACGATTACTGATTCAGAGGCATATCAGGTATGCGATGAGGAGGCATAGCCGTGTTTACATTAGCTGATTATATCAAAGAATTCGGTGTGCCAAAGCGGATTACTGTGCATCGGCCAAGATGTAGAGATGGCGTATATGCAGTGAGATGGACAAGAGGCATGCTGCGATATTTCTCTAGGCATAGCTGGAATGGAAAAACGGTGCAATTACAAGATGGCAGAATTTTGAAACGAGGTGATTCATTATGCATACATTAGAAATTCCTCCCTGGGTCAATAGTAATCATGAGAATTACCGTAATGATTTAAAGCGGATACAAGAAATTGATGCGGCTATTAAGGCCCAATATGCATTGGATTATGGTGAACCGCTTACGGCCAGAGAGATTTTTGAAACCGCGATAGGCGGTGCGGTAATTTTTTTGATGTTTGGCCTTCTAATTATTTTTTTAACATAGCAGCTATGGCAAATAAAAAGGCTCTGTGCGGGAACACAGAGCCTGGCTGCTAGGAAATTGACAGCAAAACCATAAAGTTATTTTATTTTAACACAGTTTTGTAAGGTGCGGAAGCATGAAATTTTGAATAGAAATCAATTAAGAAAATAAGGAGGAATCATTATGTACATCAGCACTTTAGCAAGAGCCATTGTCAAATTTTATCAAGATCCAGAAAATGTCCGTAAATTTCATGAATGGCAGGCGGAACAACGTGCCCAAAAAGCGAAACAAGACCGGGCAAAATCAACGGAAGAACCGGTAGATTCAGCAAAATGTGTGGAAGTATAAAGAAATCGCAAATACTTGCGGAGGCGATGGAAAGGAGCAGGTATGTCGGTCATTCATAAGATTCTTAATTTTCTAGATTCGTGCCGGGAATTTATTGGCGTATTCTTTGCGGCACAGATCATTTTTATCCTGGTGCTGACGAAAAGTATTATTCAATGTATCCGGCCAGAAAAGCCGAGGAAGCAGGTTATTATTGGCAGGCAGAAAGGGGATAGAGCAAATGATTCAGACACAGAAGAGCAATCTGCCGACTCTACCGAAACAGTTCAAGGAAGTACGGCAGCAACAAAAGAAAAGGATTAAGCATCTCAAATTTAGAATTTTCGTTTTTATTGTACTTACATTGGCTTTTTGGTATGGAGTGTTGTCCGGAGGTTTGTATCTGATCAAATGGATTTTATTTAATTAAGGAGTAACGACGATGAAGAAAATCACTAAGGAAGCTTTAAAGGCAATGCTCAGCAAAAAAAGCGGCTGGGATATGCTGACCGACGGAGTAAGAGACCTTCTTGTCGATGTCGTGCTAAAACATGTGACGACTGGGAAATGGGAAAATGGAAACCCTGAAAATATTTTCCTAGCCGATGGATGCTGCTGCGTGCGCTACCAAAATGGGATGTGGTGGCACTACGACCTGGTTAATAAGACATGGTTTTAGAAGGGAGTAAAAATGGAAAAGCAATGTCTTTTATGCGGAGAAACGTTTACGGCTTCTGATAGGGCGAAGAAACAGGAATTATGTCCTTCGTGCCGACGGCGGATTCTGAAAGAACGAAATGACTATGAAATGGAATGGAACCAGGGAGGAAGCCCCAAGCCGGATTTCTGCGTCGTGTGCGGAAAACAGATTAACACGCCAAGGACCCGGAAATATACATGCAGCATGAATTGTAAACGAATCATGAGAAATATCATTGAAGGGGATACTAAAAGGCAGAAGCGGGCTGACAACCGAAAAAAGACAGCAGCCTTGAAAGCTGCAGAAAAATTCCAGGACCTTCATAAAGAAACGCCTCCCCCAAAAGAAGCCGTGAAGAAGGGAAGTCATCTGGGAGAATGTATTGCAGCAGCAAGGAAGGCTGGCATGAGTTATGGACAATACATGGCTATCAAATACAGCCAGGCGACTTAGTCCACGAGTTTATATGAGCCAGGTCATGTATTTCGTTATCTTACATATACGAAACGGACAATCCGTAGAACGGATATATGATGACATGGGCCCGTGGGTAGAAGCCCGGCAAAAAGCGCGCGTTGCTATGGAAAAGCTTTTGCCAGGCGAAAGCCTACGGATATTCGGGAATGGATGTTTTATAGAGGAGTGGAAGAAATGAAGACAATTGCGATATACAACTTGAAAGGCGGTGTAGGGAAAACCGTGACAGCCGCCAACATTGGGCATCTTTATGCCACACGGCGGACACATCGCATGAAAGGAACACCGTGTAACAGCCATCGGCGGACCTTGCTGATAGACTGTGACCCCCAGGGAAACTTATCCTTATATTTCAAGCGGTACAACCCGGAAGGACCGTGCTGGCTGAGCGACCGGAAGATTTACGGGACGGACTGGCCGTTCTTGGATATTGCACCGGGCAACATGGATCTGTATGATTGCGAACGCCGGTTGTATGACCAAAAAGACACGAAAGCATTTAGCCCAAAAGATGATGCGGACCGGGACTTGTGCCTGATCGATTGCCCGCCGGCACTGAATATGCTTACCATCAACGCCTTAGGCGTGGCTGATTACCTCATCATTCCGGTCCGACTCGACGCATTTTCTTCGCAGGGGCTGGACGAATTAGATCGCCAGCTAAAGGATGCCAGGGCTATCAATCCTAAGCTAAAACTTTTAGGCGTCTTGATTACGCATGATGAAGTGACGAAGTACAGCGGACAGGTGGAAGCGGCACTGCGGCAGAATTTTCCTGTATTCAAAACGAAGATTAGCCGGTCGCGGTGGATCATTGACAGTACGCTCATGCAGAAGCCCTTAGCCGAACTTGGGATGAATTTAAAGCCGGCCTGGCAGTATCGCCGCCTGGTCAATGAAATACTCGAGGAGATGAAACAATGAGTATCTTATCAGATATGGGACTGGTCCCTAAAGAAAAACAGCGGAAGATAGAATATCTGGATGTCGACTTACTCGATGAAAACCCGGACAACTTCTACGACACATCGAATGTTGAAACCTTGAAAGCAGCCATTGTAGCCGCCGGTGGGGTGCGGCAAAATCTCATCGTGCAGCCGACATCTAATGGACGATATCAGATTATTTCCGGTCATCGCCGGTGCAAGGCCATGAAGGAATTAATAAAGGAGCATGTTGTTGGCATTGAAAACAAAGTACCCTGTGAAATCGAAACCGATGATATGAACGCACAGCTCTTGCTTATTACGACAAATAGTTCGACCCGCAAGCTCAATGCCTGGGAGCGGGTCGAACAATACCGCCGCCTGGAATCGCTGGCCAAGTATTATCAGAAGACGGGAAAATTATCGGGACGGCGCCGGGACGCCATTGCTGACATGATGAACGATAATCATACCAACGTGGCCAGATACCAGGCAATAGCGAACAACCTGTTGCCGTCGTTAAATGAATGGCTGAAAGACGGCAGGTTAGGCATTTCCGCGGCATATGAAGTGTGCAAAGAACCGATAGAAGCGCAGCAGCAGTTTGAAAAAGAAGTAACGCCTACAGAGGCTGAAAAAACAGGCTCTATTTCTTTGACGCGCATTTCCACATTTTTTGCACTGTGGCATTGGAATCAGGCTGCTAAGGCCTGCGCAAGTGCTTCTGGGCAGCCAGAATCGCCGCCACTGAAAGAAAAGCCAGCAGAAGATAAACCCGCAGCCGTAAAATCAGCGGAATTGGAACAGCCGATAGTAGAACCTGCGCGGGCGGAACCGGTCGCCGTTCAGCATGGCGGCCAAATCGGGAAAACGCCGGGCCTGTCATTAGAAGACGACATCCGGCGGGCCATCAAGCGGCACTGTAAAAACCTAAGTGCAGACGATATAGAAAATTTGGTTCACATGATCATAGAAAAAATAGATATATGGAGGGATGAAAATGAAGGATGACGTACTAAAAGCCTGGACGTGGCGAATCCTCTTAGCAGCAAGTGTTGTGTTCTGGGGCGGATTCATTGTTATTATGACGAATATTCTTTAAATATATTAACGGGAAGTGTCCGAAAGGGCATTTCCTTTTCCCATATATATGTATATAAAGGCGAAATGCCTTTATGGGCTTGTAGTAGGCGTTATGTTTAATGCCAAATAAAAGAAGGTGACAGAAATGGGCTTTGTGAGAAACGTAAAATATTTTTGTGGAAAGGAATATTTTGAGACCGACCTCTTTGAAATGCCGGACATGAGCGCTCGGGGAAAAAGACTTCGAGAAAGGAAGATAAACTTATCATCACCGGATCAAGTTCGCCGGAACAAAAACAAAGCCCTTCGGACATTTAGACAAAAAGTAAGAACAAACTTTACACGGAATGACATATATCTTACGTTGACCTATGCAGCGGAACATCGGCCAGATAGTGTGAAAAGTGCGAAAAATGATTTCAAGAATTTTATCCGGCGGCTTAATCGTCGGCGCAAAAAGGCAGGACTGGAAGCGGTGAAGTACATGGGAACGCTGGAGAGGAAGAGTGAGAATTACCACTTCCACCTGGTTATCAGTGGAGATATGGACCGTGATGAGCTTGAACGAATCTGGGGAAAAGGACTGAGCAACGCCAGCCGGCTGCGGATTAACGATGAAGAATTGATGCAAAAATTATGCCAGTATATCCTCAAAGAATCCAGAAATAAAGACAGGTACGAAAATTCGTATATTTGTTCAAGAAATTTAGAAAATCCCAAGGTCACCAAAAATGATTGGGCTTTTAGCCATCGCAAGCTGGAAGAACTGGCAGGACTTACAGATTGTCGTGAAGTATGGGAAACAATATATACCGGATATGAGTTTATTGAAGCCACCAGTACGTTTAACATGATGACTGGGTGGCACATTACGGTGAAAATGACGAAAAGGAGGGAGAAGCACGTATATCAAAAAAAACAAGCGCGTCCGTCTTCACGGAGCCGCGTTGAGAAAATTGAATGATGCCGTACACGAGCGGGATGAATGGAAATGCGTAAATTGTGGACAATATGTGGACAATTCGGAAAAAATACATCATGAGCCGTGTGGTGTTCATAAATCCGATGAGATTACAAAGGCTGTCACATTATGCCGGTGTTGCCATTATATACGGCATCATACTGGTGATGCGGCTAAAGTACGGGAGAAATGCGTGAACTATTTGCGCGCCCTTTATGGTGATTTAGGTGCTAAGAAAGAGTGAGAAGGTAAAGCGGATGAACCATGAACATTACCAGGATCCGACGGCAGAGCAGGCTATTAACAGAATCGAACGGAAGCGGCAGGAGAAGAGGCGGAATCGAAGATATCGGGTTCGCCGGATGCTGCTGAAACGGGCGCTGGAAGAAATCGCGACTATCTGTGGATTCAAAGTACACATTACATTCGTTGAAAAACAAGGAAAGTAGGTGAAGCTATGCTCATCCATAAAATCCATGTGACAAGTAAAGTTGTCCGAATCGGATACATCGAAAATATTGAAACGAATCCCAGAGCATATACGTTGAAAAGCGCAGAGCTGGCCAGGCCGGAACTGTATGACGTCATGATTAATATTTTTGAGACACTGGCCGGTGGAAACCAATGCTTTATTGCAGCAGGATGCCAGGGGATAGTAGAAGATATCACTATCAAATACAACAGGGATAACAGTGTGGCATGTTATATTTTGACGGGAACCATGAAAGGGCAAGATGAAGTACATGCGAAATTCCAAACGGAAAAGATTTACACGGAATATCGGCAGGCGTTGAATGATGCGGTATACACGGCAATCAAGGAAGCTGAACTATTTATCCGCGGCAAGCGGGCACAGATGACACTGGAAATCGAAGCAGCAACGCCGGAACCGGAATAAAAGGAAGGGATAGCATGACCAGCAAGGAATACCTGCATAAGGTTTGGATGGCTCCTATCAGGCTGAAGGAATTAGAGCGGGAAGAGCAGGACATCAAAGAAGATATTTTGCATCTGTCGGCTACTGATTACAGCGTACCGAGAGTTTCCGGCGGAGGATGTGGTAGGGACACGTCAGATAAAATTGTTCGTTACATGGATGCCAGAGATAAAGTAACGACAGAGTGGGATTACTGGATTAATCTTCGAATTCAGTGCCGGGAAATTATTATGGGAATTTCGTGCGGAGAAAATACCGAGATATTTCAAACCGTGTTGAAGTATCGTTATCTGGGGCATATGCAGTGGGAAGAAATTGCAGTACGTATGGGGTACTCCTACCGGAGAGTTACTCAGATTCATGGTAAGGCATTGCTTGCTTTCGAAAAATCTTTTGAAAGATTTCCTATAATTTCCCATGGGTAGTGTGATATAGTGTATGTGTGGACCGGAAGGAGAAACAATCACTCTCATGTAAAGCAACGCAACCGAATATGAAAAGCACCGTCTCAATTACGAGGCGGTGCTTTTTATATACAGGAGCGGAACGATTATGCAATGGCAATTGCAGGAGAGCGTGCATAGCTGGCTGGCGTTCTGCCTAATGCAGGCGCATGCGTGCCACCTGCGGAGTGAGTGGGCAGGGCAGCCTGGGCAGAGGAACAGGAATCGGTAAAAAAAGAGGACCCAATCAGCAGGCAAGCCCCCGGCGTCCAAGGTACTGTGAGCAGGGCAGACAGATACGGGTCTGCGAGTCCCGGCGGTTCTGTCCGTCAAAATCAAAAAAACAGATTGACAAACTGACGAATCGACCCTTTAGGAGGGAAGGAGGAATGGCGGTTAATGCAAAAAACGCATATAAAGAAAAATTTTCTGATGAAAAGTTTATTTTTTCCACGGCAGACACCTGCGATTTCTTTGGAATTTCAAGGGAGACTTTGTCAAGTTGGTACAAAAAAGGTGCACCCAAGGCTGCCCGCGGGAAATGGGATTTAAAGGCCTTGCTCAACTGGCGGTATAAAAGCGAAAACAAAGAATCTCCGCAACTTCGGAAATTGAGAGCTGAAGCGGATTTAAAGGAAGCTAAGGCCAAACAGGAACAAATCAAATTAGGGGTTGCTAAGGATGAATTTTTACCCGTTTATGAAGTCCGGGAAGATTTGACGTTATTGATGACTAATCTGAAGAAAAGTTTGCTTGCAATCGGCCACAATGTAGCTATAGAGCTGAATTCGCTGGATGCGGATGCGGCGGAAGTGGCAAAAACGGAAGTTGACAAGCGGGTACATGAAGCCCTGGAAGAATTAAGCAAGGGAGGTACATATCATCGCAAGCGGAAGAAAAAAGCCACCCTATAAGCGGTACATCCTTGATGCACTGAAGGTATTGAAACCACCGGAAAAAATGAGCGTGTCTCAATGGGCGGACCGGTATCGGATCTTATCGGCCAAAGACAGCGCGGCGCCTGGCCGATGGCATACGTCGCGGACGCCATACTTGCAGGCTATCATGGATTCATTCATTAAACCGGGCATCCACGACATTACGTTTGTCGCCGGGACCCAGCTGGGGAAAACGGCAGCGGAACAGAATATGATGGGCTATGCTATCGACCAGGCCCCAGGACCTATGCTGATTGTATACCCGACAGATAAGCTGGCTGAATTTACGAGCCAGAATAGGATTAAGCCCATGATTGCATTGTCCAAGCCATTGGCTGCGAAGTTCGATGCCGAACACAGCCAAAAATTGGAATTGCAGTTCCAGAGCATGTACATTGCCCTGGTAGGAGCCAATAGTCCAAGCGGACTGGCTTCCAGACCGGTACAGTACGTGTTTTTCGATGAAATTGACAAGTTCCCGAAATGGTCCGGCCAGGAAGCCGGCCCTTTGGAGCTGGCAGAAGAACGAACCAAGACGTTCTACAATAAGAAAATCGTCAAAGTATCATCACCGACACTTAAAACCGGGAATATCTGGAAGGGATGGGAGCAGGCCGATGCCCGCTATGAGTATTACGTACCCTGTCCACATTGCGGTACGTATCAAGTGTTTACCATGAAGCAGTTGAAGTGGCCAGAAGGATCTACTGCATATGATGCCAGGGATGCGGCAGAGTATCACTGCATTTCTTGCGACAATGTCATTGATGACCGGCAGAAAATGGACATGCTCCGGCATGGCAAGTGGCGGGCCATCAACAAGCCACCTAAACGGGTGCAATCCGTGGCATATCACTTGAGTTCCTTCTACAGCCCGTGGCTTACCTTTGGAGATATGGCTTATAAATTCCTAAGCTCCAAAGACGAGCCAGAACGACTGATGAACTTTATCAATTCATGGCTGGCAGAACCATGGGAAAACAAAGCCAATCAGATGCAATCTGACATCGTATTGAGCAAGAAGCTAAATTATTTACGAGGGACGATGCCGGCAGATGCCCAGTTATTGACATGCGGTGTTGACGTGCAGCTGGACCATTTTTGGTTCTCTGTTCGCGCCTGGGGGCCACACCTGACAAGCTGGCTGGTCGATTATGGCCGCGTCGAGACCTGGGGAGATGTAGAAACCGTCATCAACCGGGATTACGCCGACACGAATGGGGAAGTACGCAATATCAATCTGGCCTGCATTGATTCAGGGTACAACACCGACGAGGTTTATTCGTTTTGCGCGCAGCATATGGATGTAGCCATCCCGACGAAAGGGGCATCTACTCCGCTGCGAGCCAGATACAGTGTCACCGTCTTGGATAAGACCGTTGGTTTCGGACTGCGGCTTTATAATTTCGACACGAACCAGATGAAAGACTTCATCGCGGGCCGTCTGGGCGTAGATGCCGGAGCAGCTGGAAGCTGGAACGTATGTAAGGACGTTGAGCCTTACTACGCAGATCAGATTTGCGCGGAACAAAAAGTTGAGTACAAAGACAAAAAAGGGCGGATAACGTTGAGATGGGAACCCATATCCAGCCATGCACAAAACCATTTACTGGATACGGAGACCAACAATGCCCTGGCAGCAGAAATACTTGGGGTCCGATATTTGATGGAGCCTGACACAGAAGAAATGAGTGAGACAGAAGAAAATGACTGGTTAGGAGATGCCGGAAAAGATTGGTTTTAGCGAAAGGAGGTGAATGGTATTGGAAACATTGGAAGTACAGCTGGAACGTGTACAACAGGCCATCGCAGCCATTGAATTAGGTGCCCAGGAATACGAAATCAACAACCGCCGCGTTACCAAGGCCGACCTTGCAACCTTGTACAGCCGTGAGGCAGCGTTGAAAGCGGCTATTGCCGAACGTGACGGCTCCAACCTGTTTTTTGCCAATACCGGCAGAATATGAACAGGAAAAAGAACAGCATGAACTTTTTAGAGCGGGTCATCAGCGTGTTTTCCCCAAAGTGGGCCTGCGAACGGGCGGCGTACCGGGATGTATTGTCATATCGCTACGAAGCGGGAGAAATTAACCGGTTCAATGATGATTGGACGCCGGTCAATGCGGACACAGAAAACACGGACCGCACGCAGCGTGACCTGATTAAAGCACGGGCACGGTACTTGGAGAATAACAGCGATATTGCCAATGCTGCCATTGGCGCGTTGGTGCGCAATGTTGTAGGAATCGGCATTAAACCGCAGGCCAGGACGGCAGATGAAAAGCTCAACAAGATGATTGAAGCGCTGTGGGAATTGTGGTGTCGGCCAGAAAATTGTGATATTACAGGCCAGCAAACATTTTATGAAATGCAAGCGATGCTGCTGCGCAGGAAAATAGTCGACGGAGAGATTTTTTTAAAGAAAGTCACTGACAAAAACGCCGCCATTCCCTTCAAGCTGCAGCTTGTGAAATCGGATTTGCTGGATAATTACTTGCTGTATGCGCCAAAATCCAACCGGGTAATACGCAGTGGCATTGAATTGAATGAGTATTTGAAGCCGGTAGCGTATTGGATTAAGAAGAAAAGCCCGGATGGATATATTGAGTACGACCCGGACAGGGTGCCGGCTGACCAGATTATCCATCTTTGGAACAAGGTACAGCCTGACCAGATTCGCGGCATGTCGGATTTGACGCCTATTATCAAGCGCATTAAAGATACTGCGGATTACCTTGATGCGGAAACGGTTGCGGCAAAGATTGCGGCCTGCTTCAGTGTCTTTATTACAACAGAATTTGGAGCAGGAGCGATTGGCAGACAGCCGGTGAAACGGGATAAAGAAGGAAAACCGTTGAAATCTATTCGGCCAGGGATGGTCAAGTATCTCAATCCTGGTGAAAAAGTGGAAACAGCGAATCCGACACGGTCTATCACTTCGGCCAAGGATTTTATCGCGGTGCAGGAACGTCTGGCCGGGTCCGGGCTTGGCTTGTCGTATGAAATGATGTCCAGGGATTTTCAAAAGGCTTCATTTTCTTCAGCCAGACAAGGGGCATTGGAAGACAGGAAGACGTTTGAGCCGATGCAGATCTTTATGGCTTCCCATTTATGCCAACCGGTCTATGAGGAGTTCCTTGATGCGGCTGTACTGTCTGGCAGACTTATGATTCCCGATTACTGGCAGCGGCGCGAAGAATACCAAAAAGTACAATGGGTTGCTCCAGGCTGGTCCTGGATTGATCCAGAAAAAGAAGTCGATGCCGACATCAAGGCCATCCAAAATGGTGGCAAAACGATGGCGCAATGGTGTGCTGAACGCGGCTATGACTGGCGTGAACAGCTGGAGCAGATGGCGCTTGAAAAGCAGACAGCGGAAAGCCTGGGCTTGACGTTATCCATACACACGCCTGAATCTGTACAAGCTGCAGAAAGCAATCATACGGGCAATAAGGATAAAAACAACAGTAGTGGGAACAACGCCGAGCATGGCGATTCCGAAAATAATGAAGAAGGAGAAGAAGATGAAACGTAAGAAAAATGAAAATCTAATCCGAAGCATGAACGGTCATATTATCCAACGTGCTGAGGAAGGGCAGGGAGACAGCCGTCAAGTACAGCTGTCTTTTTCGTCTGAGGACCCTTACAAACGTTTGTGGTGGACGGAAATTCTCGACCATGCAGATGGGGCCGTTGATTTGAGCAGGCTGGAAGATATTGGCGTCCTGTTGTTTAATCATGACCCTAATAGACCGGTTGGGAAAATTGTTGATGTGGGTATCGACAGCAACGCACATCGCGGCGTAGCTACGGTACAGTTTGATGATGACCAGGATTCCGATACTATCTACCAAAAAGTATTGTCTGGGACACTGAAGGGCGTTTCTGTAGGTTACAGGGTAGCCGTGTGGGAAACGGTCAATGAAGGCGAAACCAGCACGGATGGGCGCTTTACCGGGCCTTGCGATATTGCTCGTAAGTGGACGCCTTATGAAATTTCTATTGTGTCTGTTCCCGCGGATGCCACAGTTGGCGTAAACCGCGAATTAGAAGGAGGAGAAAACAGAATGGATGAAACAAACCAGAAAGTAAAAACGAATATGGGCCAGCCGACAGGTGGGCCGGAGAGAAGAAACGATATTCCGGTAACTGCCACGGATCAGACTGATAGAGGAGATTCTTTTACAAGAACGATTCAAGCTGAACGTGACAGAGTTACAGAAATTATGAATTTGTGCCGTAACTTTGATATCAGCCCGGATGAATATATTCAGAAAGGGGCAACCGTAGATTCTGTACGTGCTGCTGTACTGCAGACATTGGCCACAAGACGTGTTCCGGAACAGGTATCTGTTGTTACTGATGAAATGGATAAGTTCCGCGCTGCAGCTACGGACGGCCTGGCATTGCGTGCTGGTGTACGATTGGATAAACCTGCCGACGGAGCAATGGATTTCCGTGGCAAACGGCTGCTCAGACTGGCAGCGGAATGCATTGAACGGGAAAAGAACGTAGATACGCGCGGTATGGATGATGAAATGCTCGTCCGTGAAGCACTGACGCCTTCAAGTGCATTTTCCGGCATTCTGTCCAATGTAGCGAACAAGTCTATGGCTCAGGCGTATCAGGTAGTACCGACTACATTCCAGCTGTGGACCGGGGTAGGCACGAACAGCGACTTCAAAGTAGCGACACGTTACCGCATTTCTGAAGCTGATGAATTGCTGCCGATAACAGAAAACGGCGAATTTAAGGATTCTACATTGACGGAAGGTGCGGCAACAACGGTTGTTGGTACATATGGCCGCAGCTTCAGCATTACCCGTAAAGCCATCATCAATGACGACCTGGGGGCATTGTCCCAGATTCCTGCTAAATATGGTGCGGCTGCCCGTCGTGGTATCAATAAACTGGTCTATAAAATCCTGACCACGAATCCGACAATCGAAAAAGCGAAACTGTTTTCAGAAACTCACGGCAATCTGACTGCGCAGGACATCACTGTTGCCGGCCTGGGTGTTGCTAAAGCGTTGATGGCCCGTCAAAAAAATATTGGCGGAAAGGAAGCATTGAATGTACAGCCGGCATATTTAATCGTGCCGCCGGAACTTGAAGTAACAGCAGTGCAGCTCATCAGCTCCGTAGTGGATCCGACGAAAAATAACGCGACGCCCAACCCCTTTGCCAATCGCCTGACTGTTGTAGCTGATCCGGAACTTACCAATGAAAAGGAATGGTATTTGACTGCGGCGCCGATGGTATTGCCGGGTATTGAAGTTACTTATCTCAATGGGAAAGATACGCCGACAATGGAAAGCGCTATCCAATTTGATACATTGGGCATCAAATGGAGAATCTACATGGATTTTGGCGTCAATCTGATTGATTTCCGCGGCCTGTTGAAGTCTACGGGCGCTGCTAAAGGATAAGGAGTGAAGATAAATGGCAACAGCAACATATGTACAAAAAGGGTACCAGATTGATTACACACCGGCAGAAGGAGTGGCCTGGGGACAGGTCATTCCGTTTGCTGACTGCATCGGCGTAGCTGCCGAAACAATTATAGCCGGAGAAACAGGAGCAGTTAGCCTTGTTGGCGTTTATGAACTGCCAGCGGCATCTGGTGTGGAAATTAAAACCGGGGAGAAAGTATATTGGAACAAAACGAACAGCAACATTGACAAAACGGCTGAAGGTGGTGTCCCGGCAGGTCTCTGCGTAATGGATAAAGCAGCTTCGGGAACGGTAGCTGTCGTAAAAATTGGCTAATGAGCGGCTTTAAGGACATGGTGGCCGCTGATATAGACAACGTCTTTCTCAATGAAGATGAGTTTGCCGAGACGCACACGCTGGAGGGGAATACCTGTGTTTGCGTTATCACGAATGACAGGACCAAGCGTGTAACGCGTTCGGCAAGGAATTTTAGCGGCTTGCACGGCGATTTCCTGTGTGTTGTCGTGAAAACGTCCTCTTTGCAGCGGGAGCCGAAGCAAGGCGAAAATTTTCGGGTAGACAGCAAACTGTATAAGGTGGCGTCCTGTACAGAAGATATGGGCGTATATACGATACAGCTGGCCGCATACAGAATGGGAGTGCCTTAAATGATTGAAATCAGAGCGGATGAAGCATTGGCCAGGGCGGAACATTTACTGGAGCGAATACCTGGCGCTACAGAGATTGTAGTGCGTAAAGCTATACGTGATTCAATCCGTGGCATTAAAGGCGATGCGATTAAGAAAGTGCAGGAGCGGTATACTATCGACCAACCGCATATAAGTTCAGCATTAAAAGTACAGAATAGGGACATGGGGGCGGCTCTTGTAGCGCGGGGCCGCGTCAATGACCTTTCGTATTTCAAAACGAATCCATCATGGCCACCGGCACATAGACCGCCGACGGGACAATATACGTATGCTGAAGTGGTAAGAGGCCAGGGTGGTACTATTGCCCATGCATTTTTGGCCAAGATGCGTTCTGGCCACGTTGGCGTATTCCGAAGAACCAGTAATGCCAGCTTGCCGATAAACAAGTTGTCCGGCCCGTCAACGCCTCAGATGCTGGAACATCCAAGTATAGCTGATTTTATAAAGAAACGGCTTCAGGAGCGCACTGAGCAAATGATTACTAAGAATCTGGAAAAAGAAATTGGTAAGTATTTGGGAGGCTAAATGATACCTGTATTACTTGTTGAAGAATTGGCTGAATACATTGAACAGACCATAACTAGCAGTAAATATGCTGCGGAATTACAGGATGAAAAGAAAGTAACGGTATATCGTCAGCATATCTCTGATGAAGACTTTGCCAATGATACGTACTATCCGCTTATTATTGTGAGCCTGCAGCATGTAGATGATGGAGAGTCCAGGGAAATACCGGAGTCATATGCTACAGTAGGTATTACCTTTGGCTGTTATGGCGAAGACAAGAATGCGTGGATGGATGTGCTGGATCTCATGGAAACCGTACGCCAGGCAATACTGAAAAAACGCACGATTGCCAAGAGATTCCGCCTGACGCTGCCCAGTAAATGGGAAACCATTGAAAATCAGCCGTATCCGTTTTGGTTTGCGTATGCGACATTGCGCTATACCATAGCGCAGCCGCGTGAAGAAATGGAGGTATAAGAATGTCTGAAACAGAAGGACGAGAAACAACGTCTTATATTTATATTGGTCCGAATCGGACACAATACGGGTTAATTAAGTACCGTGTGTACTGTGATGGTAAACCCTATCAAAAGGTTGAGGAATTAAAAGCGATGTTTCCCAAAATTGATTTACTCTTTGTCCGTACGGACAAGATGATGGAAGCAGAAAATAAGGTACACACCAAGGGTACACCACAGAGTCTTGCATATGAAGAAGTGATTGGAGGGGATAAATAATGGGGACCTACAAACATGGTATATACATCTCTGAAGTACCAACCGGCCTGGTGCCGATGACGCAGACTGATGCGGCGCTGATTGTGGCGTTTGGTACGGCTCCGGTTCATCTAGCGACTAATCCAGTTGCCGACAATACGCCGGTTCTTTGCTATACGTATCAAGAAGCGGTACAGCAGTTGGGATATAGCGATGACTGGGAAAAATACAGTCTGTGTGAAGTCATGTTCACGCATTTTGCGCTCTATAACATGGCGCCAATCGTATTGGTGCCTTGCATGGATACATCGAAGCATGTTCAGCATCAGAAAAATATTGCTGTAGAGCTTACTGACGGAGTAGGCAAAATCAATGATGCCGTTTTTGTAGATACATTGGCATTATCGACCCAGGAAAGCACAGAAGCGGATTTGGTGAAAGATACGGATTATACAGCGGCCTATAATGACGATGGTGAAGTAGTCATTACAGCTATTGAAGGCGGGAAAATGGCCAGTGTTACGACTATATATGCAGCGTATAAGGCTCTGGATACAACGAAGGTTACTGCCGACGATATTATTGGCGGTGTAAGCACAACTACGGGGAAAAACAGTGGCTTAGAGCTGCTTTCTGAAATCTTCCCGCGCTTTGGATTAGTGCCAGGTATCGTCATCGCTCCGGGATGGTCCCACAACCCAACCGTGGCAAGCGTCATGAAAGCTAAAGTAGCCAATATTAATACTGTATTTAAAGCGATTTGCTTATGTGATGTAGATGACAGCGTTACGAAGTACAGCAATGTATCGGAATGGAAAAACAAAAATAATTTTGTAGGAGAGTTGCAATATGTAGTATGGCCACGAGTCAAAAATGGGGATAAAAAATATCATTTGTCTTCGCATGTTGCCAGCTTGATGAATCAAGTGGATGCGGCGAATAAAGATATTCCGTACGTATCTCCTTCTAACAAATCATTGCAGATTGATGGGGCCTGCACTGTCGACGGCGATGAAATTTTTTTGGGAATTGATTCGGCAGCCTATTTGAATGGACAAGGGATTGTAACGGCATTGAATTTTATCGGCGGCTGGAGACTTTACGGCAACCGTACAGGTGCTTATCCGTCCAGTACAGATCCGAAAGATGCATTTATTAATATTCGCAGGATGTTCAACTGGGTAGGGAATACGCTGGTCACAACATTCTGGAGTAAAATTGACGATACTACAAATAAACGGCTGATCCGCAGCGTTGTTAACAGCGCCAACATCTGGTTTAATGGATTGACCGCAATAGGCGCATTATTAGGCGGGCGTGTGGAATTTCGTTCGGATGAAAACGCGGAAACAGATTTGCTTGATGGCATTGTAAAATTCCATGTCTATATGGCTCCGCCGCCTCCGGCTCGTGAAATTGATTTTATCCAGGAATACGATGTGGATTACCTGTCTAACTTGTTCGCTTAATGAGAGAGGTGGAAAACAATGCCAATCAATGAACAACGTGATAAATTAATTAACTACGAAGTGTTCAAAAACGGCGTCCGTAAACTCGGCATGGCTGACATTACACTTCCAAAAATCAAGTACAAAACAAATACCATGAAAGGTGCAGGCATCGGTGGCGACATTGATATGCCAACACTGGGGATGACCGATGATATGGATGTTTCTATCAAGTGGCGTACTATTAACGAGGACTTGACGGAACTTATGGCGCCCAAAGCTCATGATTTGGAATTCCGCGGGGCTAACCAGCACTATGATGCGGCGACAGGCGAACTTATCACCGATTCCGTCGCTGTGGTTGTTCGGGTTTTACCTAAGGAAATGGATGTCGGCAAATTGGATCCGGCGTCTCAGACGGATAGCCAGAATACGTTTACGGTCATCTACCTCAAGATTACGATTAACGATGAACGAAAAGTAGAAATTGATAAATTGAATTATATTTACAATGTAAATGGTACTGATTATTTTGCCCCTGTACGGGCGGCACTGGGATTATAAAGGAGTAAGTATTATGAATTTGGATACGAAGAAACTGCAGGCTGGTTTAGAAAATTTGTCCGGTTACGACTTTGAACAGGCAGAAAAAAATGAACGTATGGCAGGAAACATGACGCCGGATATTACGTTTTCAAAATCGTTTCAGGCAAGATTGGCGGCGAAAGCATTATCTGAATCGGTAATGGATATCCGCAATCTTCCTATCAAAGAATATACCTTGGTTACTTCAATAGTGGGAAATTTTTTATTAGGGAGTTTGGCCGAAGAAATCGTTTCGCCATCGGAAGCCAAACCGGAAACGCAGACAATAAAACGCCTGCCGAAAAAATAGCCAAAATTGCTGTAGAGCTGTATGATTACGGAAACCTTGATTTTTGGATGAGCCAGTCGATGTTTAATATGCATCGCTGGCTCAATTTAATTGAGGAAAAAGTCAATGAAACGCACAATGAGTATTAAGAAAGGAGGTAATAGCCATGGCTATGGGACATGTATTTGAAGTTGCCTTCGCGATTTCGGCAACGATGTCTGGCAGTTTTCGCTCGGCTATGAGCCAATCGTCAGCACAAATGAGAAATCTGGGGAATACGGCCCGCTCCATCAGTGCGCAAACACGACAGCTTAACCGGGCATGGCAACAAAGCACGGCTCAAATGAAGCAGTATGGGCAGCAACTGGTCAGCTTAAGAAAACAATTTGAGCAAGGACGAATTACAGAAGCCCAGTATACTGCCAGTACGCAGCGAATACGGCAGGCGATGCAGACAGCCGGAATGAGTGCCGAAGAATATCGCACACATCTGCAGAGATTACAACAGCAGATGAGGGCGACGCGTGAAGCTCAAGCGAGAATGCAGGCAGCTTTAAGTGCAAGAAAAACGGCGGCGGCCAACTTTAGCGCTTCACAAGCAGGCTTGATGACTGGAGCGGCAACGGTTGCCATGGTAGCGGCTCCGGCTGTGGCTATGATAAATACAGCGGCTCAATTTGAAGCCGCTATGTCCAAGGTACGGGCTATTACCAGGGCAAGTGACCAGGATTTCCAACAGCTGACTAATACAGCGCGCGAACTTGGCGAAAAGACACAATTCTCAGCCAGGGAAAGTGCTGAAGCCATGCAGTATTTAGGCATGGCCGGTTGGAATACGAATCAAATTATTTCAGGTATGCCAGGGCTGTTGGCATTGGCCGCAGCTGGTGGTACAGATTTGGCAACAACGGCGGATATCGTTTCTGATGATCTTACAGCGTTCGGGTTGTCGGCGGAAAATGCAGGACATATGGCTGATGTATTTGCTGTTGCATCGACACGGACCAATACTAACGTCAGGATGCTCGGCGAAACTATGAAATACGCAGCACCGGTGGCGCATGCTTTTGGTGTGTCGATGGAAGAAACGGCTGCTTTGGCTGGTATCATGGCCAATGCAGGCATTAAGGCATCACAAGCCGGCACTGCGCTGCGGTCTGGATTCCTGCGATTAGCAGGGCCGCCTAAAATGGCCCAAAAGGCAATGGATCAGTTAGGGATGTCTATGCAGGATATAACGGCCGAACAGAAAGAAGCGGCTATGGCCATGGAATCGCTGGGCATCAAGATGAGCGATACCAACGGGCCAAGGAAGATGTCGAGCATACTACGCGATTTGCGAGATAAAACGAAAGATTTGGGCAATGAAGAAAAGCTGGCGGCACTCAAAGCCATATTTGGTACAGAAGCGGCAACGGGCTGGATGGCCGTATTGGAATCCGGGCCGGAAACATTTGATGCGCTTGTGACTGAGATGGAAAATTCTGATGGCGAAGCTGCAAAAATGGCGAATACCATGAACGATAATGCCCGTGGCGCGTCAATCAGATTGAAGTCGGCTATAGAATCGCTGTCAATCAGCATTGGAGGCACCTTCCTGCCGGCTATTGCCAGGGGTGCAGATACGTTGGCCAAATATGCTGGTGCGCTGTCAAGAGTAGCGGCACAACATCCGGGTGTCATAACCGGCATCATGGGTATGGCAGGTGCAGCGGTTGGATTATTCGCGTATGTACGTATATCCCATTTCGTGGCCGATGCATTTAAATTACTCAAGGCACAGTATGAAGTCATTAAAAATCTCAAAATAGCTGAACATATTGCTAAAATTGGCAGCGCTATCAGTAAATTGGGGCCCGTTGTATCGCGTCTCGGAGCCGCGTTTATGCGTGCAGGAGCTGCTATGTTGGCTAGTCCTACGGGTCTTATTATTATCGGCATCATAGCGGTAATTGCCGCATTGTATTTGTTATATAAAAATTTTGATAAAGTCAAAACCTATGCTGCCAATGCCTGGAATACCATCGCCACGACGGCATCGGCAGCCTGGAATCGTATTGTATCGACCGTTTCTGGCGCCTGGAACAGCATAAAGAATGGAGCTTCATCAGCGTGGAATGGTATTGTTTCGGGCGTCAGGGCAGTACCTGGCATGATTATGGGCGGCATCAGAGCCGTTTTTAGTTTTATCGTATCGATTCCTGGGCGTATAGCATTTGTTGTGGGCTTCATTATTGGAGCATTGATGGCTTTGCCAGGGCGTATCCGCAGTATCATCACTGCGGTTGTGCAATGGTTCAGCCGATTACCCTCTGCCTGCATGGCGGCAGGTACAGCCTTCGTGGCTGCGGCTTCCGCCTGGTTAAGTCAGGCGTATTCAACAGTAGTTACCTGGATAACCAATATGGTACAGGGGGCTTATAACTCCCTGATGAATTTGCCAGGGTATTGTATGGCCGCAGGATCTGCATTTATTTCAGCAGCATCTGCATGGCTTTCTGCAGCATATGCTACTGTCGTTTCATGGCTGACGCAATTAGTACAGAGTGCCTATGAATGGTTGATGCAATTGCCGGAATATTGTGCCGAAGCTGGCGCTCAATTTGTTGCTGCTGCGAGCGAGTGGGCCAGTGGTGCATATGATGCTGTTATCAATTGGATTAGTCAGATTCCGGGAAAGATTTCTGAAGTGATTGGCGGTGCATGGAATAACATTAAAAACCAGTTTTCTGAAGGCATTACCATTGGTGTCCGGACTGTAACCGAAGGTGGCGGAGACGGCGGCGGGGAACCAGAAGCTAATGCTATCGGTGGTATTTATAACAAAGGAGCTTTTTTGACATGGTTTGCTGAAGACAGTGCAGAAGCGGCTATTCCACTCGATGGATCACCTCGGGCGGTGGGCCTTTGGAAACGAGCCGGGCAACTGTTAGGCTTTGATACATCCAACATTGACAGAAATAATCGCAAGCTTGATTTGGGAAGGCTGAAACCGGGTGCAGCGCCATCATCGGCAGCACCAAGGATAATGACTGGCAATGCTGCTCAAGAGCCGGAAACAGCGACAATGGCCCCGCAATTCACGTTTAATATCAATGTTAATGGCAGTGCTGACAACATTGAACGGTTGAAAAAGGCCGTCGCTGATGCGGGCCATATGGCTGGAAAATCATTTGCTGACAAGATGAAAGAGTACGAGCACGAAAAGAGGCGTCGGAACTATGCCTACTAAATATAAGACAGTTTCAGGAGATACTTGGGATTTTATCAGCTATAAAAAATATGGTTCTTGCAAGTACACGGACAAAGTCATTGCGGAAAATATCAAGTATATGAATGTGGTTATGTTCCCGGCTGGCGTAGATCTGACATTACCAGATATAGCAGTTGAAACAGCGTCTACCCTGCCGCCGTGGAAGAGGTAAAGAACTATGAATACCAGTACATTGCAAGACTATGCAAAGAAACTTTTTCGTACGCCAATAATGGCGAGTGGTCATCCTGCCAGGCAGACAAAGGCAATAATCCTTTATGACGATAAAGATATTTCGACAGAAATACAGCAGTATGTAAAAAGCATTACTATTGATGATGAATTAGGCAGCAAAGCGGATGCTATCAATATTACATTAGAAGACCGTCCGGAAATCTGGAAAGCCGACTGGCTGCCAGAACGCGGAGCAATGCTGACCGTATCGCTTATATCAACACAGTGGGTGACTGCCGGGGACTTGCAGGAATTGCCATTAGGCAAGTTCGAGATTGATGAAATCGAGTGCAGCGGGGCACCAGAAGAAGTTAAAATAAAAGGTATTTCCGTGCCAAATAACGCGGAAATACGGAGTGTTGACCATAACCAGGCATGGGAAAAAACAAAATTATCGGTTATTGCGAAAGAATTTGCTGACCGGGCAAAAATGACATTGTTCTTTGATGCGGATGATGACCCGGAACTTGACCGGGCCGATCAGACAGAAGAGACTGACCTGGCATTTCTACAAAAACTGTGCAGCGATGCCGGGCTGTGTCTGAAAGTATCTGACGAGCAGATTATCATTATTGATGAGCAGAAGTATGAAGAAAAGGAACCGGTCGTCACTATTATCAAAGGCAATGATTCAACGATTTCTTATTCTATTACTTCTACAATTCAGGAAGTATATAAAGCTTGTCACGTCAAGTACCAGCATGGCAAAAAGGAAGAACTAATTGAATACACGTATACGGATCCAAATCGTAAAGAAGGGCTCACACTCCAGGTCAATGAAAAAGTCGAGGATATAGCTGCGGCGGAAAAGTTGGCTAAAAAGAAGCTTAGAGAAAAAAATAAAGAAGAGTGCAAGGGTTCTATTACGATGGTTGGAAATTTTTATATTATGGCTGGCATTACAATCAAACTCGAGGGATTTGGCAAATTCGACAATAAATATATTGTCACAAAAGCAAGTCATTCGCTGGGCAATGGCTATACGGTCCAATTTGATATACGGAGGTGCATCAGTGGATACTAATGAGTTATTCAGCAGTTTACAACTTTTTGAACAAATAAATATCGCGTAACCACACTTTGAAGTATAATGAATCTGCTCAAAAACATCATTCCAAAGGAGTTACGCGATGATTTCATTATACCTC